ATTGCACAACAAGCTGGACCTGAAGGTCAAATGTCAATCAAAGTTGGTGAGATGATGGATTATATTGCTGACAAGCTTGGAGTACCACAAAGCTTGAGACCAAGCCCACAAGAGCGTGAAATGATGAAACAACAAGCTGCTCAAATGGCACAACAAATGGCACAGCAAAATCCTGAAGCTGCACAAGAGATGATGCAACAACAAGGATAAGTTATGTCAGAAGATTATGGAATGAGATACAATCCACTTGATGGTAAAAAGTATACAGGGTGGAAAGGTATACATATTGACCGTGATGGAAGAAAAGTAACTGAAAAATCTATTGGTGTAGGAATAGATGGTAAGGAAGTAGAAATACCATTAATTGTTCCCACTACTACAACTAAAGAACTTAATTTACTTTTAAATAACAAAGAGCCAACATCATTGATGATTACAAAAGCAATAGAACATGCACAAATGAGAATCAAGCAAGGCAAGTCTCCATTCAAAAATCCTGAAGATGACAACTCAATGATGACAAACCCAAACATTATAGGAACAAGAAAATAATATGGCTGGATGGGATGATTTAGAACAAGCATTGCCGCTTGGGCAAGATGGTGTAGAAAGCAAACGAGACGAAATAGATCGTCTATCTCTAAAAGTTTTAGGCAATGAGGATGGACAAAAGTTAATGAAATGGCTGCGTCAAGCAGTTGTTGAGCAACCTGTTGCCTTGCCGGGTAGCGATCCTAGCTACGCATTTTATCGTGAAGGACAAAACAGTATAGTTAAGGACTTAGAAGCAAGGCTAATTAGAGCAAGGAAATTATAATGGAAGAAACAATCGAGCCTAGTGTGGAGCAACAAGAAAGCACTGGCCTACTCGATCAAGCAACACCTGAAGCCGAGGAAGCTAGTTCCGAAAATCCACAACAAGTAGAAATAGATCATCGTGATCCAGCAGAAGTTCAAGAGAATGAGCTACATGCAGAGTCTGAAGAAGATGATGAACCACTAGAAAGACCTGAGTGGTGGCCTGAAAACTTTTGGAATGGTGATGAAGAAAAACCTGACCTAGAAGGAATGGCTAAGTCTTGGAAAGATCTACGTAAACAAATCTCACAAGGCAAACATAAAGCACCAGCAGATGGCAAATATGATACATCTGCATTTGGTAATACTCCTGATGATGATCCATTAAGACAGCATGTTTTAAATTGGGCAAAAGATTATGGAGTCAGTCAATCTGCATTAGATGATTTGGTTGGCCAAGTAGTTGAAATGGGAGCTAACACACAGCAAGAAGCTGAAGTTAATATCAAAGAAGAAATGCAAATGCTTGGACCTAATGCTCAAGCACGTATTGACAGCACATCAAAGTGGCTTAATGGTTTACATAGCAAAGGTGTATTGTCAGAAGATGACTTAGAAGAAGCTAGATACATGGGTGGTACTGCCAGAGGAATATCTATCTTTGAAAAGCTACGTGGTGCGTTTGAAGGACGTGTGCCAGTTGAGACAACTCCCGTAGAAGGAACTCCATCTAAGGAAGAGTTAGAGCAATTAGTTGCAGATCCAAAATATCAAACAGATCCCGCATATCGTCAAAAAGTGGAACGAGCATTCCAACAAGTCTACGGCTAATCTAGCCTTGTATTAATAGGCTTTATATGGTAGCATTCTATGTAAGGCCTATTACATATTCATGTAACCCTTAACGCAAGTAACCTTGTCGTTTGGCTATCGTAAATAGCAAGCACTGGCCCAGTTTCACTGGCATACCACAGCGATTAATACTTTTTTATTAATTACTATAAGGAGTCAATAATGGCTATTGGATTAAACAATGCTTTTGTTACCTTATTTGCCACTGAAGTTAAACAAGCTTATCAAGCTTCAGCAGTTCTTGTTCCAGCTGTAAGACAAAGACGTGGCGTTGAAGGTTCAACAGCAAAATTCCCTAAAGTGGGTAAAGGTGTTGCTTCTGCTCGTATACCACAAACAGACGTAACTCCATTAAATGTGGATTTTTCACAAGTAACAGTAACAATGGAAGATTGGAATGCTGCTGAGTATTCTGACATCTTCATGCAACAAAAAGTTAATTTTGATGAAAGACAGGAATTAGTTAAAGTTTTAGCTAATGCTATTGGTAGACGTCAAGATCAATTAGTTATTGATGCACTTGAAGCTTCAGGCACATCATTAACAGTTGCTAACTCAATCGGTGGTGCAGCTTCAAACCTAAACGTAGCTAAGTTACGTGAAGCTAAGAAATTGTTAGATGGTAAAAATGTACCTCCATCAGATCGTCATATCGTATTACATGCTAATAACTTAGCTGCATTACTTGGCGAAACAGAAGCAACATCTGTTGACTTCAACTCTGTTAAAGCTTTAGTATCAGGTGAAATCAACACATACCTTGGTTTCAAATTCCATGTACTAGGCGATAGAGCTGAAGGTGGTTTAACAATTGACGGTTCTAATGACAGAACTGTATTGGCATTCCACAAAGATGCAGTTGGCTATGCTGAAGGTTTAGCACCTAAAACAGAAATCAACTATGTACCAGAGAAAACATCATTCTTAGTGAATTCAATGTTATCAGCTGGTGCTGTAGCGATTGATGCTGAAGGTATCGTTGACATCACATGTCGTGAAGCTTAATAAGGAGATAACTAATGGCTTATTCAAAAGACAATTTGCAACCTATTGGCGGCCAGTCTAAAGCTGGTAATGCACCGCAAATGTGGTCATATACCGCTCCAGGAACTGACGTTATTGCTACTATTAACACCGCTGGTTATTTTAATGATGCATCTGATGTATTAAAAGTAGGTGACTTAATTCATGTATGGGACGCATCTGTTCCTACATCAACATTAGTTACTGTGCTTTCTAATGCTTCAGGCGTTGTTGACGTTTCTGACGGTACAGCATTATCAGTAGCTGATGCTGACTAAGTTGTAAAATATTGCAGACAGGTAGGTACTCTTGTGCCTACCTTTTTGCACATTTAAAGGATAGAAAATGGCTACAGGTGATACCGATATTAAAATATGTTCTGATGCATTATTAATGCTTGGAGCTAACCCTATATCTTCATTTACTGAAGGAACAGATGAGTCTAACATTTGTGATCGTTTATATCCAGATATTAAAATAAGAACATTGACCATGTATGATTGGTCATTTTCATTTAAGAAAGTTCAGTTGGCTAGGTTAGTTACAACGCCAACTAATGAATACAAATACGAATATCAATTACCATCTGACATTATTGGCAGACCGAATGCTGTGTATGATTCAGATGATACACACATCCC